TTATACCTCTTTTTCGGTGTGCGCTTCGGGCGCGTTCCGCACCTCGTTCCGCAACTGCGCGTTGCGCGCTTCTAGTTTGGCGACCGCAGAATCGCTCAGCGACGCGGTCATCGCTTGGTAGAGATCGAGCATTCGGGCGACCGTGGAGACGGTCCAACCAAGCATCGCTGCGATTTCTGATGGCGTGGCGCCTGCTTGGGCAAGGATCGTGCAGGCGGTCCCACGCAGGTCGTGGAAGTGCAGGCCGTCGCGGCCGGCGCGGACCACCGTCTCCCGCCAGCGGTGATCGAAGTTGACCTTGCCCCACGATTTGCCGTTGCGGGTGAGGATCGTCTTGGCAGTGCGAGGCTGCGCATCCAGCAGCGCCTTCAGCGACTGGGTAACGGGCATGTCGATCATGCGATTGCGCTTTGCCTGCCGCAGCCGGATGCGCGCGCCATCATAGGCTGTCCAGGGCAACGCCAGGAGGTCCCCCTTGCGCTGGCCGGTACCCAGAGCAAGTTCGAACGCGAGCCTAATTTCAGGCTCGGCAACCTCCTGCAGTGCTGCGATATCCGGCGGCAGCCATAGCTTGTCCGCGCGATCCGCCTTGTAGACCTTCTTCGGCCGAGTCGCGTGGTTGTGCATCAGCAGGCCACGATCACGACCCCATTCGAGGACGATGCGGAGCACGCCCAGCACGGCGTCGGCCTGGCGCGCGGACGTCTTCGCGCGATCGTCCCGCCACTGGAGGAAGCGCACGCGGATCTTCGGGTCTTCGATCACCGCCAAGGGGTGGTTGCCGAACCGCTCGCCGATGCGGAGCAGCGCCGCGTCATAGTCGCGCTTCGTCCTGGGCGCGAGCTTCAGATACTGTGGCGACCGCTGATAACCGTCGATGATCGCCTGAAGCGTGCCGTGGGTGCGGGCGATGCGGGGCGCCTGAATCGCGGCGTGAAAGGCCCGCATGAACGCAGGGGTGCCGGGCGCGAACTCTTCCGCCTCGTCGCCATCCTGGGGCTTCAGGGCCCCGAACCCGCGCAGGAAGTAGTAGGTCCGGCGCGTGCCGTCCGCGAGCTTCTTCTTGCTGGCGTAGACCCCCTTAAGCGGCACGCGCATGTTCCGCCTCCCACTGTTCGAGCGGCGAGAGGGTGGTCGTGCCGGTGTCTAGGCGGGAATGGCGGTCGAGCAGCTGGTCGTGCGCGCGCACGTCGTACCGATTGGTGCCGCGCACCGGACCCGGTACGAGGCCCTTCTGCGCCCAGATGTCATAGGTCGCCGTGCTGATGTGGCCGAGGTACGCGCAGATGCCGGCCTTGCTCTGCAGACGCGCCTGTGGGTCGAATTCAGGGCTCATGCGGCGTCCTTTCGATCAGCCAGGGTGTCGCGGATGGCGGTGGCGTGCGCGGCTGCGGCGGCGGCATGCCGGTCGAGCGCATCTGCAATCGCGTGCAAGTCGTGGACGGCGACGCCGCGGGTGGCTTCGAGCTTGGCGCGAAACGAGCGCCCCTCGATGCCCAGCGCAGCGGCAGCGCGGGCTGTACCAAACAGGTCGGCAGCGCCGCGCAGCAGCGTGATACGGCGGGCGCGGTCGCCCATGGTGAGCCTGTTTTTAGGCTCGCTGTTCCCAGCCTCAGGCAAGGCGCTCTCCATCGGGTCACCACATGGGCGGGGGGCGGCGGGGGATCGGGTGGCAATCGCTGATGAGGGCGAGGGCGGGGCGCTGCCCGTCGATTCGGATCGTGGCGAAGCGGCCGCGCACGGCGAGGACATCGCAATGGGCGCCGCGAGGGCCGAGGCCGAGGAAGACCGCGCGGTCGCCGCTGGCGACGGCGCCGGTCGGTTTGCGCGCGCTCGCATCACCGCTGGCCCTTGGCATCGGCGAACGTCTTCATGATCAGCGCCGGGATGCAGAGCATCGCGACAACGATGCCGCCGGCGATGACCAGGGCGCGCAAGGTGCGGCGGGTCATCTCCCGCCGCTTGAGAACGCGGCGGGCGGTCACAGGCCTTCCCCAGCGGGATCGCAGCGAGTGCAGCTGGTCGCCGTCGACCAGCTCGGCATGTCATGATCGTGGGTCGAGGTGCCGCAGCCTCGGCAGACGCGCGGGTGCCGACGCGGGTCTGCGTCGCCAAGCTGCTGGTAGACGTCGGCATCGAACGGCATCACCGCGGCGATCGCGTCGAGCGTTTCTCGCATGCGGGCACGGACGCCCGGCGCCTCAAGCATGAGGAGGATCGAGACGAAATCGCGGCCGATCGACAGCATGTCGGCGGGCAGCTCGTCGGCCTCAACCAACGCGGAGCGCAGCTCGGTTAGCCGCGCGGCGAGGTCGCGGATCTCAAGACGGGCAGCCTTGCGGCGCAGGCGCAGATAGCCCTCCGGCGTCAGCGGCTGCGCGTCGGGAATGCGGGGAAGGTACCGCTTGCCCGGCGGCGTGGTGAAGGCGTGACGGTGCAGCATGGGGCATCCTTTCGGGATCAGGGCAAAGCGGGGGCGATGCCGGCAGCGGGGTGCAAAGCCGGGTGAACAGGGCAGTCGGGGAGAAGCGGAGCGCGGCGGGTGCCGCAGCGGATCAGCCGCTCATGGGATCAGGCGCCTGGGCGACGTCCGGACCAGCGTCGTTCGCTGGGTCGCGGTTGTCGTCGTTGGCGGGGACGGGCAGGCGCTTCGGCCCCAGGTTGCGGTTGCCAAAGGGCAGGTGGATGGTGGCGTTTGGCATCGCGCTGGGCACGATGGTGCGAACCGCTTCCAGCTGGGCGACGAAGGTGTGGCCGCAGCGGTGGTTGGTGCAGGCATAGTCCAGCTCACGCACCAGGGCGGTGACCTGTGCGCTGCTGCGGACGATCGCGCGCGATCGGCAGTGTGGGCAATCGAAGGAAGGCTGGCGCGGACGCGCGGTACGACTCATTGGTGGTAACCCCCGGCTTTCCCGACCGGCCCCGCGCCGGTCCTGAGGAAACTGAACAGCCGGCGCTTGATGGCGGCGACGGCAGTCTCGGCCTCGTCGGCTTCGAGCAATGCGCGCTGCACATCGTTGGGGCTGTGACCGGTCTGACAGACCGACAAACTGGCGGCGATCAGGTCGCCGCACTCGCGGGCGGCGGTGGCCACCTCGCTGGAGAGGGCGCGAGCGCAGGCGGTGCGATCCTCGATCGTGATCTTCAGCTGCGCCGCATAGGCATCGTGCAGCGGCGCGTTTTCCCCGCCGGCCGCGATGTACGCGGCGTCGAGGGCGATCGCGTGCGCGAAGCTGGGGCAGGAGGTCGTCGCCTCGTTCGTCCAGTCGCGGATGCACGCGACCGAGCGGCCGACGACCGCCGCCGCCGCCGTATAGCTGATGCGGCCGGCGATCTGCAGCACGGCGTCTGCCGCAGTGTCGGGCGTCCGCGGCGCCATCAGGTGCGCCTCCCATAGAAAGCGGCGTTCGCTTTCGATGCGACGACCGGTGTGCCTGGCTTTACGGCTGGAACGTCAGAGGCGAAAACAGGGTCGGTGGGGTAGATGTCGGGACGCAGCGCATGGCGAGGAACGCCGAAGGCAGCCTCCGCCCTGAGGACGTACTTCGCGGATAGGGGGCGCTTCCGCTTCAGCAAGTAAGAGATCAGCTGCTGAGAGGCGCCAGTTGCCTTCGCGAAGGCAGTTTGGCTGCCCGCCAAACCGACCGCACGCTCAAAAGCTTGGATGCTAGCGTCATGTTCCATGGCAGTCGGCGTACAAACGATACAAGCAGATTACAAGCAGTTTGTACGACGCTTGTACAAATTTGTTTGTAAGCTCTAGCTGTGAGCACGGTTGAGGAAGAAGGGGCGTGGCTTCGCGCTCAGCGCCTGCGGCGTGGCTGGACCGCGGCTGATGTGGCTCGCGTAGCCGTTGAGCAGGCTGCCGAAGCGGGCGTTCCGATCTCGCTGACCCAACAAGCGGTGTCAGCTTTCGAGAATGGGCGCCTCAAGACGGTACCCATGTGGGTGTCTTGGGTCCGGCGGGCCGTTGATGACGTGCCAGCAGGCGCGGCACCCGTAGCTGCGCAGGTAATCCCTATGTCAGTGATGCTGCCTAGTGAGGCCGCCTTGGCGCGCATGTTCGAAGGGCTGCTTCGGCCGCTCGATCGAACGGCGCCAGTGGACGAGCTCGCGCGAATTCTCGCTCAGCGGCTTCCAAATGGCCTAGCGCGGCTTGCAACCGCTCTTCCGCCCGAGGCGACGGAGCCAGCGACCGTTCCCGATGCAGCGCCTCGACCTCTCGCCACAGATCATCCCGCGTCCCAGCGAGGATCGCGCACATGACCTCGCAGCGTGGGCAGGCAAGCTCGCAGCCAGGGGCGGTTCGGAAAACGGGTTCGTTCAAAAGGGACTCGATGAATGTTCTTGCTATGTTCGCGTATGACCATGCGCGGGCTTGTAGGAAAGCGGCGGCAAACTGGCTGCTCGCGGTGTGATATTCGAACACGTCCTAGGGTGAAGCAGGGGGCTTCGAAGGGACGATGATAGGGGGGAGCATGGGGGCACTTCAGGAGTTCGCGGTTAAGGAGGCGGTTCTGCCGCCGGGCCTCACGGCTTTGCTGGACTGCGAAGACGTCGACACGCTTCCCGACGCGCCGACAGATTTGGACGAACCGCAGGCGATCGCCGGTTTCATGTGCGTCATCGAATATGCGGATAAAGACGGTGCGGTCACCGAGCGTCTGATAACCTGCCGTCGCTACCTCACAATCGGCGGCAACGCGTCCGTCGGCGCGATCTGCGGCAACTCCAGGCGGTACAAGCTCTTCCGCTGCGACCGGATCATGGAGGTCTGCGACGCGGAGACGGGAGCGTCCCTGGGTGACGGGACCTATTTCGAGCGCTTCACCGTCAGCGCAGCCAAGCCGCTGGCGGACATGTGGGGCACCACATCGCCGCGGAAGTCGCTGATCGTCGCCGGCTTGAACGTGCTGGCGTTCATGGCGCGCTGCGACGGCCAGTGGCATCCGCTGGAGACGCAGACGATCGAGGATTTCATCTGTTCGCTGTGGCTGCGGAAAGAGTGGGAAGGGTTACCGCCGCTCGACCGCATCGTGGCGCACGCCCGGCGTCTCGCGCCGGATGGTGAGGTGTTCGAAAGCGCCATCCGGCAGTACGCGCACAGCAGCACCTCTCGGGCGGTGCTGACGCAGTACGTGCAGCGGGTGATCGCCGCCGATGGCGTGATTTGTGAGGACGAGCATCGGTGGGCGGCTTGCTATGCTGAGTGCATGGAGGAAGCGGTTGCCGCTGAGGCTGAGGCACGCCGGGTGGCGCGGTGAGAAGAACATGTTTCGGTTGAACGATGGCTGGGCTCGAACCGGGCCTGGGACCCGTAAGACGTGAGCATCGCCCTCCGGATCATCTTCATCGGACGACTGGCTGAGGTCTGCAGCGACCAGAGATCGGGCCACGATACCATCTAGCGAGCAAGGCTGCGCTTAGAGAGGCTTTTCCTTGTGACACAAGAAGAACGTTTGGAGGCGCTTTTAGCTCGCGGCTATTTGCCTAAAGAGCTCCCGCCGCCATTCACCAGTGCCGATTTTGCAAGCAAAATCCCCGCTTTTTCTCCAGAATGGACCGCTCATGAGGCTGGGCTTACCGCTCAGCAACGTCGCAATTATCCGCCGATAAGTAACTACGCGAGGTTCGATATGGCCCGTAAGGGTCACTCGCGACGCATGCTTGGCGTTCCCAATCCGGTAAATCAGTATCATCTTGCGCGTGAGATCACGGGGCACAGCGAAGAGTTCGACGAAATCGCAGGGCGCTCGCGCATTAGCTTGACCTCCGCTAAGATCAGCGGCGATGGGAGGCGCGCCGTAGCTATGCCTAAGCTTTCTTTGCTTAGCGAAAAACGGATTGAGGCCTACGCAACTGCGCGGGCTATATTGCAGACAGACGTTCTAAGCTTCTACCATGCAATTTATACTCATTCTGTGCCATGGGCCTTGCATGGTAAAAGGGTTGCCAAGCGAAACCGTAGCACGACGGATCCGGCTGTTTACGGGAATCGTTTGGATGCGCTGCTTCGCTCATGCCAAGACGGGCAAACCATTGGTATACCTGTGGGACCGGATAGCTCGCGCATTATTTCCGAACTCATACTGTGCGCGATCGAAGAGCAGGTTGGCCCTTTGCAATTTAGCCGCCTCGCTGGCGGCTATCGCTACATGGACGACTTTTTCCTTTGCTTTGCCTCGCATGTCGATGCGGAGGCATTTCTCGCGGCACTTCGCGAGGCCGTTTTAAACTTTGGTCTTCAACTAAACTCTTCTAAGACTCATATCATCGACGCTTTGAGCTTTAATGAAGAAAGCTGGCCTGGCGACATTGCGCAGCTTCGTATAGGCCGCTCCTCTGACGAGCAGCGCCGCGATCTCATGCGATTCTTCACTGAGACCATAAGGCTTTCAAAGTCCCTGCCCGACGAGAGTATAGCTTCCTTTGCTGTTCGGAAAACATCACGTACAGTGATATCTCGGGAGAACTGGGCCCTTTATGAACCGTTCCTGCTGCGTATCGCGCGGGAAAACTCCAATTGCCTTGATTCGGTGGTAAAACTCATCTGTACTTACGCCGCCATTGGATATGAGATTAGTGATAAGGTTAAAGACTTTGCAGAAAGTATGATTGAGGAACACGCTCCTTACAATCATCATTATGAAGTCGCTTGGGTGCTGTGGCTTTGTCGATCACTTTCGATACGGCTCGGGGAGCGGGCAACGCAAGCTGTTGCGAGGGTGGAAAATAGCCTTTGCGCTTGCCTCGTTCTCCTGTTGCGAAGCAGAACGCTGCTGACCGGGCGTGGCCCAGTATCTGATTGGACCGGTACGGTTGACGAAAGCGATTTGTTCGGCGAGCATTGGATGTTGGTCTATGAAGCTGGCATCCGAAAGGGATGGTCTTTGCCTGGTGCTGAGGCGGCGGTTAACGCTGATCCGCACTTTCGAGTTTTGCGAGATCATGGCATTTCGTTCTTCGACACAACGGCAACGAATGTTGCTCTTGAGCTACCGGCGATCGATAGCCTGCTTGAGTCCCGCTTAGAGGGCCGTCGCTCAGCCACCCTGCCTGGGGCAATCCGCGTTGAGTCGAGCGTGCCACGTCACCAGCGCCGCTACGAAAAGCTTGGGGAAGACTATGGCGGCGACGATACGCTCTGGCCTTTCCCGGGGTGGGGTGGTCCATCCTTTTTTGATGACGACGACGATGATGACCTGCCGTTCTAATCTTCGCGCCGACGGCAGGGTTGCTCCTGCAGCATGCGCGAGGAAGGTCTCTGGACGCGGGAGCTCCTGAACGTCCGGGCCGACCGCTGCTACTGAGTTTCCAGCTTTACTTGGGTCGTAAAGCCCCGCTCGCTCAGAGCATGGGTCACCTCAGCGACGACCCAGCGCTGTGCGTCGATCGCAGGCTTGAACCCGGCGACCGTCACGGGCTGTTCCGGCTTGATATCGGCGCAACCCAGCGCGAGGTTAAGCGCCAGAGTGCGAGGCTGGCGAGCGGCGCGGCTGCTCTCGGCCACCGCGGCCGCCCTCGCATCGGCTTCGTTGGCATAGGTGCGGGACAGCCTGCGGGCACCGTCCGCTTTGCCGACCGTCACCGTTTTTTTCTTCGCGGCACCGCGATCGTGCCAGCTGGCGGTGACGCCGGTCGCCGCTTCCTGCTTCTGCAGCTGATAATCGTGCCGGTCGCCGTCACGGCGGCGGATGGTGAGCGCCGGCAGGTTCACGCCCGAGATGGTCGCCGCTTTGCCGAGCGGTGCCAGCACCAGGTTGCCGCGCTTGATGGTCGCGGCAGCGTCATGGTCACGGCCCAGGCGGCGCAGGAAGGCGAGGTCGCTTTCCCGGCTCTGTGCCTTGGTGGTGACCGCGATCGACGCCAGCGCGGGCGCACAGCGCGGCGTCAGCCCGTGCGCGCGCGCGACGTCGGCGACGATCGCGCCCAGCGTGGTGCCGCGCCAGCTGCGCTCACGGCGCACGCGCATGGCGCCGGTGAAGTCGGCGGCGCGGGCGCGGACGGTGATCACGTCGGGCGGGCCGGTGTGGGTCACCTCGTCCACGATGAAGGTGCCCTTGTCGACTAGACCAACGGTCACGTCGCTGCCCTGCTTCCAGCCCAGCTGTACGCGGATTCTAGCGCCGGTGCGGGGCAGGTTGAAGGCACCGTCGCTGTCGTCGAGCACCAGGTCGAGCTGGTCGGATTCATTGCCGCGCTTGTCGGTGATGCCGAGCGAGATCAGGCGCGGTCGGTTGCCGTTGCCCGGAACGCGGTCGCGCAGGCGGGGGGTGATGTCGACGCCATCCACCTTGAACCGGTAGTCGGGGATGTTGGCGATCATGCCGGCTGCTCGCTGTCGACGCGCAGCAGCTCAATCTGGAAGTCGATTGACCGCGGGGTGCCATCCGGGAACAGCGCCTTGTGGCGTTCGTCGAGCGTCTGGATGACGAATGCGCCGAAGATCATGCCGGCGCCGTCGACCAGCGGCCATGCATCGCCGCTGCCCGCCATGGTACGCAGCTGATCGAGACAGGCGCGGCCATCGGTCAGCTCGGCATAGGCCGTCCCGCCGATCGAGATCGTTTCCTCGCCCGGGCCGACGAATTGGGCCGCGTCGCGTTGGCCGATGCGCTGCGACGTCGCATGACGCCAGGCGGTGCGGCGCGACAGATCCTCGTGCGCGAGGGTGTCGAGCGAGAAGGGGAACATCCCCAGCGACATCAGCATCAGACGCTCCAGTCCGGATTGTCGGCGAAGGCCGAACGGTCGTTGGCAGCGCGACGCGATTGCGCACGGTCGAGCGCCTTCTCCACTTCGTCGGCAATCTCCTGTGGATCCCGGTTGGCGCCGTTGATGTGGATGGTGACGGTCAAGGGGCCGGCTGCGGCGTGAGCGGCCGTGACCGGTGCAGCACCGGTCACGGGCACGGCACCCGCTGCCGCCAGCGCCGGCGTCGCGGCGGTGACCGCCAGCGCCTCGGTCAGCTGGCGCGACAGGCGCGTCATGCGTCCGACCGGCGCGTCGGCATCGTTGTCGATCCCGTTGTGCAGCCCGGCCATGAGGTGGCCGCCATAAGCCATGAACACACGCGAGGGCGACTTGATTCCCATCGCTCGCGCGAAGGCGCCGCCGATCGTGGTAGCGACGTTGGTGATCAGCTTCAGAACCCACCCGACACCGGAAAGGATTCCGCGACCCAGCCCCTGGATCAGGTGCAGGCCCATCTGCGAAAAGCGCAGGTAGAGCCCGCCCATGAAGCCGAGGATGTTCAGCAGCGGCTGCACGACCGGGCCGACGATGCCGGCCAGGAAGGCGACGCCGGCCATGAAGCCCGAGCGGATCGCCCCCCAGTTGTCGTAAACCGCTTTTGCGACCAGCATCAGCGCGGCGACCGGCGGCATGAATATGACCAGGGCACCGAGCAGCAGGTTGCGGATGAACGCCCAGTTCGAGGTGAAGGTCGAGCGGATCCGCTCCCAGATCCCGCCAAAGAAGCCGGTGATTGCGCCCCAGTTGTTGTAGACCTGGTACGCGCCATAGGCGAGCAGGGCGACGGCGGCGACGACAGCCAGGACGATGCCGATCATCGGCGCCATGGCGATGCCGGTGGCGGTCGACAGCGCGCCGAACAGCGCCACTGGCCCCATCATCGCGGCATAAGCTAGCGTCAGGAGGGCAGCGGCACCCATCATGGCGGTGAGCGCCACGGTGCCGACGACGATCGCCTTGGTGAGCGCGGGATGGCGCTGCGACCAGTTGCCCAGGCGCGACGCCATGGCGGACGCCTTGCCCAGCAGATCGTTGACGGTGGGCAGCAGGACGGTGCCGAGCTGGATGCCAAGCGTCGCGGCGTTGACAGTCAGCTGCCTGGTCTGCTCCGCGCTGTCGCGCATGCGCTCGGCGAAGTCTGCATCGGTGGTGCCGCCGGCGTTCATCGCCTCGGTGCGGATCCGCCGATATTCCTCCATGTTCTGGATCAGGGGGCGTAGGCCCGCCTGCACCTGGGCATCCTCGAACAGGTAGCCGAGGCGCGACAGGTCGCCCTTCAGCGTCTTGTTCGTCAGCTCGGAGAGCGCCTCGATCGGCGTCTTGCCCTCGGCATACATCCGCTTCAGCGACTTCGGCAGATCCACGCCCAGCTTCTTGAAGGCGCGCACCGTGGCTGGCGACGTGATCTTCTGCAGGACGTTGTTGAGGTTGCCGGCTGCGGTCGCGCTGTCGCCGGCGCCCTTGCGCGTGATCTGGAGCGCGGCCGACAGGTCGACGCCGGCAGCGACGCCGGTCTGGCCGAGCCCCTGATAGGCAGCGGTCAGCGTCGGGAAGTGCTGGGCCATATCCTTCATCTCGAAGGCGCCCGCCTTGCCGGCGGTGGCCATGCCGTCGATCATGCGCTGGGTGTCGCTGAGCGCGACCTTCAGGTTGTCGTGGGCCGAGAAGCTGGCGGCCGCCAGGTCGGAGATCTCGGCCTTGTAGGCGGTGGCCGCGCGGCCGATCGGCTGCATCATCGCGGTCGCCTGACGCGGATCAAGGCCGAAGCCGGACAGCGTATCGACGCCGCCCTGCATCGCCTCGGGCAGCTGGTTGGCGGCACGCGCGGCCTTCAGCAGATCCGCGCCCATGCGGCCGGTCGCGGTTCGGGTGAGGTTCGCCTTCTGACCGATGTCGGTCATCTTCGATTCGTATTCCTGCGCCCCCTGGATGCCGGCGACGATCGGCAGCGCCATCGCGCCGGCGGTCGCGAGCATGCCCATGCCGGCGCCGGCCACGTTACCGGCGGCGCCAATGGTGCGGCTGAACCGATCGCGTGCCGCACCCATGCGCTGCTCGCGGTTGGCGACGCGCTCAAGCCGGCGTTCCTGCTCTGCCAGCTCACGGTTGGTATTGGCGGATCGGTCGGCCAGCTCGCGCTCATAGCGCGACAGATCGCGGGTATTGGCGCCGGCCGCCTGCAGCGCGCCGCGCAGCTCGCGCAGCTGCTGGACGTCGTGGCGGTGGCTGGTGGCCAGCTGTTCGGCCGCGCGGGTCGCTTCGGCAAACTCACGCTTCATCGCGCGGGTAGGCTTGGCGGTCTGCTCGATCTCGCGACCGAGCGCGGCGGCACGCTGTTCGGCCGCTCGCATTGCAGCGGCCGACGAGCGGAGACCTGCGCGCAGGGTGGTGAAGCTATTCAGCTGTTCCTGAGCACGGTCGACTTCGCGGAGGCGCTCGCGGGTGCCGCGTAGAGCCTCGGTCGCCGCGCGCGACCCGCCGGCGATCTCGCGCAGCGGACGGCTGACGCGGTCGCTGGCGGCGAGCAACATGCGGATCTTCATGTCGCGATCGGCCACGTTATCGTTCCTTCTTGGGCGCGCGCTCGGCGGCCAGGCGGTGCCAGTTCATCAGGTCCGGGATCGACATGGCGCACATCGCTTCGTAGCCGGGCTGCCCGCGCAGCACCGACCAGATGTCCGCCATGACGGGTTCTACTCGGTCGGGGAGACTGCCTGCTTCGCGCTCGACGGCAGCAAAAAATCCAGAACTTCGAGGTGGAACTGGGTCAGGTCGGCCGGATCGAGCGCAGCGAAGTGCTGCTTAGACAGCTGCGGCTTGGTGATGCGGGACGCCAGCGATTCGAGCGAGGTGTAGTCGCCCTGGATAAGCGGATTGACGGACAGGCCGCGCATCTCGCCGGCACCGGGCTTGCGTACTTCGATCTGGGTGCCGGCATCATGCACGACAGCGCCCGCGACGGAGATGGCAGCCTGAAGGGCGAAAGTGGAAAAGACAGCAGACATGGGATGATCCTAGATGCGGGGAGAGGGATGGCCCCGGCGCGCGGCCAGGGCCGGTGATCAGAAGCGGCCGAGGGCGGCGCGGTGCGCTTCCATGCGGTCGACGCCGCCGATGCGCTCGATCGTGTTGAGGACGTCGATGTAGACCAGCTCCTCGCCGTCACGGGTGAGCTGGTAGAAGACGACGGCGGTCTTGCCCTTCATCTCCGTATCCTCGCCGGGCTTGCTCTCGCCCATGTCGATCTCTTCGTGGCGGCCGCCGAGGATTGCCTCCCAGCTGTGGACGGCGCCGGTGGCATCGTCCTGCGCGGCAGCGGTAAACCGCATCTGGATGCCTTCGAGCCGTTCGTGGCCGAAGCCCATGATCAGATCGCGCACCCAACCGCCGCAGGTCCATTCGGCCTCCAACGCTTCGCCGCCCATGTCCACCTTGACCGGGCGGTCCATTCCTCCGCCGCGATGCTCTTCCAGCTTGCGGCCAAGCTTCGGCAGGGTGACCGAGGTGTGTTCGGCAACCCAGCGGCCGTCGACGAACAGATCCGCCTTCTTCAGTTTTTCGGGGAAGCTCATGGCAATTGTACTCCGGGGAAAGGATCAGGCGCGCGGGGTCAGGCCGCGACCAGGTCGGCGAAGTTGGCGAGGAACTCGTCGGTGATTTCCTGGACGAGGTTCAGCCGCTCCAGCGGGGGGATGGGGGTGTAGCGGTAGCCGATCGTCAGGATGCCGGTGCGCAGCTTGTCGACCGGGTTCTTGGCCGCATCGAACACCGCCTGGGCGCCGAAGATCACGCCGGCCTGTTTCATGGCGCGGAACTTGGCGTTGCACTGCTCGACGATGTCGCGTGCCAGACCCGGCGTCAGCGGCTTGTCGATCGCCCAGACCAGGCCGCCCGCGATCGTGTCCGCCAGGATGTGGGCGGTGCGGGTTGCGGACTCGAACGCGAAGTTCGCGTCGCTGGCGGTGGTGCGCGATCCCCAGAAGCGCAGCTCGCCGTTGATCCGCACCAGCGTGGTGACGTTGGCGGCGTTCAGCACATTGGCGTCGCAGTCGGGATCCTGAATGTCGAAGGTGACATCGCGGGTGATGCCGACGATGCCAGTGCCGGCGGTAACGGCGGGCAGGGGCACGTTGGACAGCGTCTTGTGCCAGCCCTGCTCCTGATCGATCAGGGCGCGCATGGCGACGGCATGGGCGGCGGCGAAGCTGGGCACGCTGGTGCCATCGGCACGGCGCACCGTGACGTCGGGCCACAGCAGCATGAGCTCGCGCGAGGTGAGGCCGGAGGCATACGCTTCGACCGCAGCGACGTCGTCGCCGAGCGCCTTGGCATAGGCCATGCCGCGCAGCTTCTCGGCTACCTCGGCAAGCGCCTGGGTGATCTCGGCGTTCTCCAGCCCCGGCGCCGCGAGGATCCGCGGCTTGACGCCGGTTGCTGCCTCGGCGCCGAGCAGCGCCTGCATGCCGGTGCGGAGGCCGTTTACGCTTGCGCCGATGATGGCGGCCTGCGTTGCGGCAGCGTCCGCACCAGGGGCGACGCGAACGACCACAAGCGGGGTGCGCACCGTGGCGGCGATGGCAGACAGGGTTGCGGCGAGCGTACCGCCGGCACCCGCGGCGACGATCGCGGCATCGAGATCGCGCACCAGCACCGGCCGGTCGAGCGGGAAGGCGTCGGCCGAGGCGGCGGGTGCGGTGGCGACCAGGCCGATCACGGCGGTGGCGACGGTCGCGATGATGCGCGGCGCGTTGGAGACTTCGGTCAGGGAAATGCCGTGGTGGTAACGGTCGGCCATGATGGTCCTTTCAGGATGCGCGGGCGGCGCGAACGGGGATGGCAAGGGTGAGCGGGGCGCCGACGCGCGGGCCGTCGAGGCGCTTGCCGACGATGCGCAGCACGGCGCTGCCAGTGACGTCGCCGGTTTCGACAGTGATGCGCGTGGCGCGGATCCGCGGCTCCTGCCGCATGAGGGCGAGGGCGCCGGCCGCGACCAGCGCGAGGCGCGTGCGGTCGTTCAGCGGCTGATCGAGCAACTCGGGGATATGCGAGCCGTACCAGCGCCGGCCGACGCGGGTGCCAAGCGGGGTGCCGAGGATGTCCTGCACCGACTGGCGCAGATGCTCGATGCCTTCCAGCAGCTTGCCGGTGGCGGCGTTCATGCCGATCATTGCGGCGGTCCCGAGACAGCGCCGCCGGCCTGAACCTTGGTGTGGACGTGATCCTTCAGGCTCTTGCCGGCGCCGATGACGTCATCGGTCGCGGTCAGCTTGCCCGTGATCTCGACGTCGCAGTTGATCCGGATTTTGCCGGGAGTGATCGCAAGGCCGGTGCCGTCGCCCAGTGTCACCATCGCTTCGCCAGTGCCCGGATCGTAGCCGATCCAGGTGCCGTCCGCGAAAGCGATATGGATGGTGTCGCCACCGGGGGCCGGGTGCGCGTCGGAGAAGACGCCGGGCAGCACGATCGCGCGCTCGATGTCGCCTTCCGGGGACAGGATTAGCACCTGTTCGCCCACGCTGGGCGGCGACCAGATCGTCGCATCGCCCGCGCGACCGGCGAGCCAAGGAATGGGGCCGCTTTCCAGATCGCCGATCGCGACACGACAGGTCGCACCGACGCGCTCGATCACAACGCCTTCGCGCAGCAGGTCGCCGATCAGGCGAGGGGTGTCGACAGGTTCGGCCACGCAGCGACCATGCGCGGGCTGGCGGCGGCGTCACGGGGGGCGCAATCGTAGAGACGCACTGTACGATTGCTGGGCAGCGCCGGTGCTTCGCTTGCGGCCTGCGAAGTCGTGAACCCAGAACGAGAACGACCGCTAACACCCAGTGGTGGCCGCTTCCTTGCGATCCCCGGCTTACCGAAATCGGTAGTCCATTCGTGCGACGGGTAGCAGTCGAATTCAGAGATATCGCTGCCCGGCAGCTATCGGTGGCGACGATCCGGGTAGCTGGCGTAAGCGGATCCTTGGCGCATCGTTCCCGGACGGGTTCATGAACATCGGCCGGGGGTAATATCCAGCTCTAGGCCGGCTGCTCCGATGTTCAGCAAACAGTCGCTTACGCATGCCGCTGCTGCCAGCCCATTATCCATAGAGATCCCATACGAGATACCCTGCGCAGTGCGGAACTAATGTGTCTGCATCAGCGGTAATGGACTACACCTTGCTCATGGCAGACAACAGCGCGTGACGACTACTTCCGTGAATCGCCGCATTGATACGAAACAATTGCCTGCTTGCCGTCAGCAGGGCGGCAAAATTTGAAAGGCGCTTAGCCCGCTGAGCGATCTGCCATGTCGCGCCTCTATGTCGTGGAATAGAAAACCGGCTAGAGTCAGACCAACGCATTATCACGTAAGTGATTAATATAGATGCCTCGCCCCGGCCACCTGTTATTAATCAAAGGAAAGTTGAATCCCGGGCGAGGATAGCGCGATGACGGAAGAGCAGCTATCTGAGCTCCAGTCCAAATTCAACGAGGCCCTCGCCGGGCCTTGTTCTGATTGTATGACGAGAGCCCGCAATGCCTTCGTCCTATGCATTGCCCAAGTAGGCCCAGATCAAGCGGCCCAGAACCGATGCAAGTCCCGTCTGCAGAATGACGTCCAGAGCTGTATGAACGGCCCCTGCAAAGCCTAGCGCAAATCCACCAAGGAGGACGGTCATGAGGCAATTTATTCGGGTCTGGCTTGGCATGATTAGCATCGCTGCCTTCGCTCCAGCTCTTAACGCGCAGAACAGAACAGCCTGCGCCTGCGTGTTGGGCGGCAACCCGAGCGCAGTTGAGAGTTGCCTGCGCGGGCAAGGGCGTTGCGAGCGATTTAGCGAAATCAGAGCGATGACGTGTCAGCCCAACAGAGGCAAATGCATCGACAGTTTTAGAGGTGGAAAGTGTCCCTTTGATCTGAATCGTCGCTATAGACTTATCTCAGTCGATAATAGCCCTCAGTGCGGGGCTGCTTTTCGGGCTAAGAAGCGCTAGTAAGTCACTGTTATGAAGTACCTGATTGCCGCCGTAAGACCACGAGGTGAGCAGGCAGCATCGGCCCTGGCCCGTCGTGATTCACGACTTGGTGCATAACGGAGCAAGAAATGGCTACTTTCCAACAACCAGAAGTCGTGAGTCGTGACGAGGTGGTGAAGCTCGGTGGCTTGCTTCCATTAACCGACGACGAAATCAACGAAATATCCGGGATTGTAGGTATAGACTCGAGCAGAATCACGCGACTACCCATCTATCGTATCCTATCTCCAGGAGCGTGGACTCCAACACTCAAAGACTTTTTAAGTGAGTCAATGAAGACAATGCCACACGCGCATACGGAGGCGGTGATGGAAGGCTATCTAACCCTCAACCATGTTGCCGAATACGCAACAGGGACATTCATGATGGCCGATCCAGCTACAGGTGAGATGGCGCAGCACACCATTTTATACCCTTACCCCGACCTGAAATGGGCCCATACAACATGCAGTTGACCATGAGCTGACACAAAATTGGCCTGAATTGGCGGTCACTGAATACACGAGTACAGGTGAAAGGGGAGTGGGATGGCCGAAGAGGAGAGGGGAGAAACCGCAGAGGGAGACGATCTGCCTTTTGATGAAAAGAATGCTCGATTTGAGAAATCTAACGGTTGGTACGACTTGGAATGTCCGCAAGGACATCGCTGCTGCATAAACTGTACAGCCGACGGCGACTGGACGCGCTGCGCTAAAACGCGGTTCTCAAACTGCTCTGTATGCGGACACATTTCTTCCAACCACTATTCCGTTCCACATTGAACTATCACCTAATGGGCTCGATTGACCGGGCCTAGCCTGAGTCGTCCTCGGAAGTTTCCCGCAGGCATGGATACTTCATGGATTCCGAACGTCCGTGAGCCGTGGAACGTCCTTCCCATCTGGGCGGTGTTGATCCGGAAGGGCCTTCGGCTCCGGCGGAAGCGGCTATTGAACAGCGAATCAACCAACCCCCAGCCATCCGTTCAAGCCTGTGCCCTAGTACCAGCCCAGCTGAGCGATGTACTGCTGGATCAGCCATCGCATGCCGACATTGCCGGCGGCATTGAGGTGCTGGTCGTCGGACGAAAGCGAGGGCGGCTTGTTGCCGCGCACCTGGGCGGCGAGATCTTCCGCGGTGGGCGTGATCCCGGTGACCTGCCATACGGTCTTTCCGAACAGCGCCGCGCCCTTGCAGATGAAGGCGTAGAGATCGACGCACTGCGCACCGTAGCGGTCGCGCAGCTTCTGGTTGAACTCGAGGATCTTGGTGAAGCGCTTGTAGTCGGTCGGCGCCGACAGCATGTCGACATAGTGATTGATCACCAGCACCCGCTTGAGGAACGGCGACAGCCAGTCGAACGCCTCATGGGTCTGCTGGGCGATGAAGTCGGCGCTGGCATAGTCGGGCACGAAGTTGTTCTTGCCGATGTTGAGCAACGTCACTGCATTGCGGTGCTGCCGCCCGATCGTGGGGAGCATCGGGGTGCCGTCGGCGACCGGCACGGCGGTGCCGACACTGTCACGCACGAACTCAAGGCGGCTGTTGGCAGTGCTCCAGCTGAGGGTGCCCGGTACGCCGGCGAGCGTGCCGGCATAGGTCTTGAGCGCGGCGGTCTGCCCGTTCTGTGACACGCAGGCGACGGCGGTGCGGTCGGCCGGGATCGAGCCGCCCAGGACGTTGAGGATGGCAGGACGGGAGCCGAACCGGGCGAGCGTGTCCTCAAGCAGCTCGCCTGCCTTGCCCCCGGCATAGGGCGTGGCGCCATAGGCGGCCGCCATCGCGCTCAGCTCGGTGCCGAGATAGTCCATGGTGGAGGATCCCCACCAGGCGATGCGCGTCATGTCGGGCAGGAACGGCAGAAGCTCGCCAGCGCGTAGATAGGTGTCGCTCGGCAGCACGGTCTTGCCACCGCCGCGCGCCTCCACTGCGGCAACGCGGGTCGTCAGCGTATCGACCTGCTCGCCGACGCTCTTGTAGCGGACGCCGAGGCGGAAGAGGCGGGCCGTGGTCGCGTTGTTGTTGTCCGGATTGCGGGTCGGAACGGTATAGTCGCCGGACATGCTGGTCTGGTTCTGGCCATCGTTCAGCAGGGCCGAGACATAGCTGCCGGCCTGGTACAGGCCGCCACGCCATGCCTTCGCCACTTTGACCGGAGTGGGGAGCGTGAACCGCACCAGTGCCGGAAGCACGACGATCGCGGGCGGCGTGAAGGTGCCGACGTCGGCCTCGTAGACCGGTTGGCCAGTTCCATTGGTGCTGAACAGCTTGATCCGCACCGGGCCTGCGACCTCGAAGGCGATCTCGACCCATGGGATCATGCCGCCCTCGTCGCCCATGTCCGGGAACAGCTGGCCGAAGGTCTTCTTGTAGATGGCCGTGGTGCCGGCCGGGGCGGTGTTGCCGGTCAGGCGGGCGCCGGCCGGATCGTACGCGCCGGCAACCCGGTAGCGCAGATCATTGGTCGCCTCGGCGACGAGGGAGCCGGCAGCGGCCCCGGCGAGCTTGTCGAGGCGCGCGCGCCTGGTGATGCCGCCGATGAGGACCGGCACGGTTTCGGTGCCGGCCGGGTCGACCAGTTCGGGAAGTTCGGAGATCTTGGCCATGTCAGCGTCCGATGACGAGGAGGTTGATGCCGTCGATGCGACGGTCGTTCTGGTCGTCGGCCTGCACCTGGATGAGGCAGGAGGCGGGACCGGGATTGCCGACGATCTGGGTCCATCCGTCCCGCGCCTGGCTTGCAGCCGAGATGTACGGGCACGTCATCGCGAACAGGCAGGCGTTCGGGAACGGCACCGGATAGGCGAGCGTCGCGGTCGGCTCGTCCGCGAGAAGTGCGCGGTAGCTCACCCACTGGACGATGAGGCCGCCGGGCAGCGTGTAGTAGCCGTTGGTGTCGAAGAGCTTGGCCAGGCCGCCGAACGACTGCGGGGTGACTGCCACATTCCCGGCCAGGGCATTGAGCAGCTGCTCGGGCGTGGCAGCGGGCACCGAGATCGTCACGTCGGTTCCCAGCGCATTGCCGCCAAGCGCCAGGCCATCGGTGTTGACCCGGCGGGTGAGCGGTACGCGCGCCGCGATCGAGGCGAGTAGGTTGACGATGCTCGCCGGGGTCAGCGCCTTGGTTGCCACCGTGCCGGCGTCCGCCTCGGCCGCAGTGGCGGCGGTGACGGTGAGGGTGCGATCGGCAGACAGGTCGCCGCCGCCGGTCACCAGGCCGGCGCCAAGGATCCTGCGGCCGGTGAGCAGCGACAGGAGGCGCTGCGCCAGCGTCTTGGGCGTGACGATGCGCTCGGCATCGGTGCCGGCGTCGACCTCCGCTTGCGTCGCCAGCTCGGCCACGCCCTTTGCCGCCGTCGTCGCGGGCGGGTTAAGGAAGTTGGTGTCGCCGAAGTTCAGCTGCTCGACGTTGCCGGCGGGGAAGGCGATGTCGAGTGCCAGGTGCATCTCGCTGAGTGCAGCCTTCTCGAACAGCGCATCCGCCTGGCCATAGGTCGCGAACAGCGTGCCATCGGCGAGGAACAGGCCGAAGCCGCGGACGCGGTAGGCGAGCGGCTCGCTGTCGCGCACGACCATGTGCACGACGTTGTCGCCCACGGCCTGACCGGAGATGGTCGACACGCGCCGGAACTCGCCGGGCAACGCGGTGAGCGTCGGCGCGGCCACGAAGCTGCGGTCGGTGAGCCCGACATGCGATACCGACAGGTCGATGTCGTCATCAACCTGGGCGGCGGTGAAGCGGGCATGGCCCGCCTGCGTGATGGTGAGGGCGAGCTTGCTCATGGGGCGGTGTCCACAAAGGTGCCGGTGTCATCCTGCAGCGGCTCGCCGTCCTCGGTCTGGAGGTAGGCGGCCCAGGCCGGCGAGGTGTCGATGATGGCGGCCATGTCGCCGCGCCCGGCGCCGGCGAGGCGGGCAACCCCCTGGATGCCGATCGCGCCCTCGAGGTCGAGCGTCTGCACCAGGCGGAAATGCTCGCGCGCAGGCTTCACCCGCGAGACTTCGCGGATGATGGATTCTGCAAAGGCGGCGGTGGCGCGCCGGCCGCCGGGCTTCACGCCTTCGGCCGCGATGGGCAGGCGGATCTCGAAGGTGTGCGGATCCGCGCGCGGGGTCGCCTGGTGCCACTCGACCAGGTCGAGCAGCTGGTCGAAGCGGCCCAGCACCGCTTCCACTGAGGCGCGGGTGCCCTTGATCCGATGGAGCGCGATCGAGTCCGCGACCGCGTCGCGCTTCGCCTGTTCGCTCCAGTCCTCATCCCAGCTGTCGACCGACAGGCCCCATGCAAGCCACGGGAGCCACTCGGACGGGATCTGCTGCGGGTCCCACAGACGCTCGATCGGGAACGGCACCTCGCTGATGCGCGCCGTCGCAGCTTCGGCAGCGCGTTCGAGCGGGGTGGTGTTAGGGGGAAGCAGGCTATGCGTCATAGCCGCCGTGCGCGATGGTGATGCCGGTGCACCAGGCCGCCTGGGTCGGGTCGCAGACGACGTCGGCGAGGGGCGACGCCAGCACGACGCGCTGCACGCCGGGCACGGTGAGCGCGGCGTAGAGGCCTGACATGGTCACGTCGCGGCCGAGCAGTCGGCATTCGGCAAGGTACCCGTCGAGCTGGGCGCGGGCGGCGGTCAGCACCAGCGAGCGGTCGGGACCGGCGAAGGTGTAGAGCGTGGCGTTGATCGCGAAGGTGCGGATCTGGGCACTGGCGACGGTGACCAGGTCGCCGAGCGGACGAACCTCGCGCGCGTTGACGCGCTCGCGGACGGCATCGAGCAGCGCGGCAGGGGCGGTGCCGTCGCCATCGCGTGAAAGCACGGTAACCCGCACCTCGCCAGGCACCGGCGAGATGGCACTGGCATCGAGCACACCGGCGTCGGCCGACTTGGCGTGGAAGACATAGGCCAGCTCGGGGCCGGCGACGGAGAAGCCCTCGGGGCCAAGCACAGCGCGCTGGCGCAGGGCATCGTCGCTTTCGTCCTCGCTGAGCCGGGCAACACCGACCAGCGCGGCGAGATGGTCCAGGTTGGTACCGGTGGCGTAGGCGAGCATCAGCTGGCGGGCGGCGTCGTTGAAGCCATGCCGCAGCAGCAGCTCGCGATAGGCGACCACCTGCAGCAACTTCATGACCGGATCGCTCTCGACCAGCGCGTCGAAGCCGGGCAGCAGCGCGCGCAGGGTCTCGATCAGTTCGGCGAGGATCTGCTCGAACGTCAGCTGCTCGACGATCGTCGGCGCCGGAAGGCGCGACAGGTCGATGGCGTTGGAACTGGTGGCGGCGGTGGACATCGCCGGCCATGTCGGCGGCGGGTGGTAGCAGCGACTAGGGGGCTGCAATCGTAGAGAGGGATTCTACGATTGCGGGGGGCGGGGTGCGGGGCAGTCAAATCCTGTCAAACACCACCAAGATAAGGTCCGGATGCTGACAATGCCGAGGGCTAAATTGCAGTTTAGCTTCGATGCACCCGCCGATGCCGCACTAGAGCCTTGTGAGCGTTCCACGATGCGCCGTCGCAACTCCGACCATTATGCATGGTGCCCGCACGCCCCTCCGGCTCCTTTAACTGATAGCCGGCTGAGAAAGCCCCGGGTTTTCATGGTCGACTACGGCTAGGAAACTGCGAACGAAAGCCGCATACTCCCCTTCATCCGACGCCTCATTTTCCCGAAGGTCAGCGGTGAGAACAGCTTTCAATTTCGGATCCTGGGTAATGCTTATGAGGTGCATTATGCTTGTTATTGCATCCAGTCGCTTCACCCTATGCGCAATCAAATCTGGCCGGTTTAATCGAAGCTGCTTCGCCGTTATCACGCCTTTGGGTTCCGAGGGGTTTGCGTATACCATCGGTCCTACAAATTTGAAGAAGACGCTCGGATCGTCAACGTAGGGATCTACCAGATCAGCTGCATTGCCTTTGTAGGTGTTGCAGACGTCGCACGCCAACGTGAGATTGCTCCAGCGGAAGGTGTCCGAAAGCTTCAACGATTTAGGGGTTATATGCTCGACGTCACCGAAGGCAATATGAAGCAGTCGACTCTCACAGTAAGCACACTTCCCATGGGTTTCTGTTATTAAGGCGGACTTTATTTCCGGATGTCGATATCGACCTTTTTCCGCGTCAGTCGGTACTTCACCAGCGGCGATCTTGTTCTCGACTGCTTTCAGCCATGTAGCACCGTTCTTCCGTAGAACCTCCGGCTCCTCCTGCTTCGTCAAACGGATCACCGGCCGCCTACCAGTCGCGCAAGAGCTTCTGGATAATACTCGGAGAAGCCAGCTTCCGCTAATCGCAATCGTAGGCTGTTCAGTGTCTCCGGTGTAACTTCCGCATGTTCGAAGTCGTCCACGATCGCTTCAAGACGGTTTTGCGCCCACTGCGGGATGGATACACTCACTCCTAAGACCTCGCGGAGTATCTCACTTGCACTCCCAGCCTTTTTGGTCTGATCGAGTGCGATTGACCTTACCCGTCGTGGGCCGCGGCTGGGCAAGCCACTCTGACCCACCGAACCCATATACTTCAAAGCGTAAACGCGCGAGTCTTCTACCGCGGAGACTATAAAGGGGCTGTGTGTTGCGACGATGAACTGCACCGTGGGGAAGGCTTCGATTAGATTCGACAGGATCGAGCGTTGCATCGAAGGGTGCAGGTGGTTTTCGGGTTCGTCTAGTGTCGCTACAAAGCGGTCATTGCTAAGGGAGAAAAGATAGAGTTGCCACGCAATTTCTATGATTGCGGTTACGCCGCCCGAGCTAGAATCCAGAATGAACTCTCCGGTTCGCGTCTTCAGGACGATATCAGGCAAACGGACTGTGAGTTTTTGAAACCCGATCTCCTTAGGTAGAACCTTGCGCAAGACGCCGCTGAAACCCTCAAAGGCCGAGAAAAGCTCGTCGTTGCGTTCCAAGTGCTGGTTCCCCTCCCCGAAAGCCGCCATTGCGATGAGGCTCTCCTTCATGCGATAAATGGGTGAGAACTGAGACTGCGCGCCGTTCATGCGCATAGTGACTTCACCAAAAAAAGCTTGGTAAGCGTTGGCGAGCGTCACGAGCTGAAGTGATAGACCTTGGACGGGCTGGTAAGCGGAGACGGTTCGGTGCGAGCTAATCGGAACGCCAGGCACGTGCTGCTGATTCAGGATCGAAATGCCGTACGCTTGCGCTTGGTGCTCGTGAAAGCCGAGCGAGCTATGGACGCCATTGTCGTAGGTTATCGTGCCAACCTCGACGTACTCGCCTTCAACTGGCACCGAGACACTCGGTGCGCTGGGCGTCTCATCAGTGCTTGGAACCAGAAAGTCGAGTTGCTCCTCGTCTTCTTCCTCGTCCTCTTCCTCGTCGATCTCCTGATCGAAGCGCGCACGTTCCGCAGCGGTGAGGTTCCAAGGGCGATAGTAGCCGAAGTCGTAGGAAATGCCGCCCCCCTTTCTCCGCTTTGGCGTTGAAAGGAATGGACGGGAATATCCAAAATGTTGAGAGCAGATGTTTAAGATGGTGCTTTTGCCAGCTCCATTTGAGCCCGTGATGATTGTCAATCTTGGGTGTAGTTCGATGGACACGTTCGCAAACTGCCGCCAGTTGCGGAGGCTTATCGTCTTGAAGGCAGTCATCACGTTCTCCGGATTCGCCTACCTTATGGCTGCCCACAAGGCGCCATTCAATCTGGTTGGCGTGGTAGCTTTGTTACAAGCGCCGGATTGCGGGACGCTCCGTAGGGCAGGTACCGCCTCCGCGTCAGAAACCGCACGTCACCGCTCGCAGCTTCTAGCCCTCACGGCATCGGTGCCAGCGAGGCAAGCAGCGCGTTCAGCACTATTATGCGATCCGCTTCGCTGAAGCCCAACAGCGTGCGGCGGGCATAGCGGACGGGCTTGGCCTTGGCAGACGGCTTGTCGACCTGCCCGTGCTGGTGGATGCCAGCGACGCGCGCGGCCTGGCCGGTGAAGCCGACCCATGCCTCGGTATCGCTGGCGTCGGCGCGCAGCTGGCGGGCAGATGCCAGTTTGCGGAACATGGCTGCACGGCGAATGTGCCCCTTGCGGCGCAGCTTGCCGGCGCCGGTGTTCTGCATTCCCGGCTCAAGCGGCAGGTAGCGCTCGACCTTGTCGCGATGGAAGGACCGGATGCCGCCGGCCTCGATGTCGAAGCCGGTCATCAGCGGGCCGTCCCAGACCCAGCTCTTCATGAGGACTTCGCGCGGGTTCGGGTCGCCTTTGGGGTAGAGGAAGCGTACCGTGTAGGCGCCGCGCGTGGGTTCCGGACGCTTGCGGCGGGGTGCGAACGGGGAGCCGTCCGAATCCTGCTGGCGGGCGATGCGGGCACGCTGGCTCGCCTGCACCTTTTTGGCCACAGACCGCAGCAGGCGGCGCCGCGCGTTTGCGTCGGTGTTGCGCAGCAGGGCGCCCGCCAGCTTCTCGACATCGATCAGGTCGTCGCTCATGGCGTCGGGTCATTCGCCTCGGCGATCAGCGCGTCGACGAGGGAGACCCCACAGACGCCGGGGAAAGCATCCGCAATGACCGGCTCGTCCAGGTGCCGCGTCGACCATTCCCGCGTGCCGGTGCGATCGACCAGCACGTTCTCGGTCAGCTCGATGTTGATCGAGACGTCGGCGCTGTTCGCGTCGAGCAGTTCCGATTCGAACTCGAAGGGCTTGTACGGTGGCTTGTCGAGCAGGTCGGGCTGCTGTTCCGCCACCCAGGCGAGGATCGGGACCATCAGCGCGTCCACCTCGCCCGTGTAGCCCTCGACCACGACGTTGAGCGTATAGCCGTAGGTGAAGGCGAGGTTGCGCCCGCGGCGGCAGGTGACCCCGCCGCGGTCGATGAACAGCTGCAGCTTCTCGGGCTGATCTTTTAGTGCGGTGGCGAGCAGGAGGCGGCGCAGGCCCTCGGGCTTCTTCACCGGCATGCCTCCGGATCGTGCCAGCGGATCAGGCGCACCAGCTGGTCGCCGCGGTCGCGCAGGGCGCGCGCTATGCGGACGGCGGCCGAACGTACGCCGGGGGGCATGGTCGCCTGGGCATCGGTCGGGAAGCCGGCGGGTTGCTCGGGGCAGCGCAGCAGCTCGGCCGGTGGCGTGTCGCGGATCTCGACCGCGACCGGCACCGGCTTTTCCACGGGCACTTCAACGGCCCGGTGCGCGCAGCCCGGCAACGTCGTTAAGAGCAGCGAACCAAGCATGATCGACGCGACCCGTGCCGTCCGGCTGTGCTTCGACTTCGGCATTTGCGATCTCCATTCGTTCGGTAGCAGCCTTGGCGGCTTCGGCCGCGACACGGGCGAGGCGGGCGTCGGCGAGCAGCTTGCCGTCGTGTTCGAGCATGGCGCGCGCCAGGCGCTCGGCGGTGGCGCGGTCGGTCTCGCCCTTGAACGCGACGGCGAGGTTGATGGCGGTGCGGCAGCGCTGGCCATCGGCGAAGGTGACGGTCACCGGCTTGCCCGCCGTGTCGGTGCGCTGCTCGCTGCCGCCGACATAGGGCGCACCGGCGCCGGCGCAGGTGACATCGATCCACTGCGCATAGCGGTCGCGGGCTCGGTCGGCCTCGGCCCATCGGACGTAGATCCATGCGGCGGCGGCGCCGAGCGCGAGCAGGGTCAGCCATTCGCGGGCGCGGGCGAGCTTGGTGAGAGCGGCTGCGATCATCACGGATCCTTTCGGGGGGTGAAGCCGCGCAGGCAGATCGCGCGCTCGCGCTCGCGGCGGTTGACCAGGCCCTGCACGACACGGCCGCCGGCCTTGTTCCACATGACCAGGGCGTTGCAGCCGTCCGCCCAGCGATTGGCGCGGAAGTGGCGGGCGGCGGTCGACGCGCAGAACTTCGGCCCGCCGATGTTGTAGGCGAGCGACACGGCGGCGGGTGCCTCGCGCTCGCGGCCGTAGAGCTGGGGCACGCAGGCGATGACTTCCTCGGCATGCGCGATCAGCTCGCGCTCCAGCATCGCGGTGCATTGCGCCTCGGTATAGCGCTGGCCGATCCGAATGCCGTTGGTGATGCCGTCGCAGGCGGTGGGCACGCGGACGATGTCGAGATAGGCGTCGAGGTACTGACGACCCGCAACGTGGCGGATCTGCAAGTCGCCGGTTGGCGCCACCGTTGCCTCGACGGTGCGCCCGCTTTCGAAGGCCGGGGTGACGGTGAACAGCGCGACCGCGCCGAGCGCGGTGCCGATCACGCCGGCGAGGGTGCGCCGCCTGGGCGCCGGGGCGGGGGTGCGCGTGTCGGTCACGGCTTGTCCTTTCGAGCAGGGAAGAAGCGGTCGCGGATCATGGCCGGCAGGCCGGCGATGACGTCGGCGGCGCTGGCGATGAAGCGCGGCGTGGATTTGAAGGCGACCATGCCGGCGCTGAAGCCGATGCCCTGCAGCACGAACGGATCGAACGCGTAGACCGCACCGATCCAGCGCTGTGCGAACCAGCTGATGGTGGTGCCGGCGGCGAACTGGATGCAGCGCTCCGACCAGGTCAGTCCCTTCTCGTGGGCAAGGCTGACCGCGGCGCCGAGCGCGCCGGGCGACAGACCCGCGAGGAAGGTCAGGAACGAGTCGAGGATGTCGGGAAGCTTGGACATGGTCAGTCCCAGAAATCGAGGAGCTGGCGCTCGACCGGCGCGACCTGCGCGGCGGGCGGGACGATGACGGCGGCGCCGGTCGGCAGGATCGCGCCCAGCGCGGCTAGGCCGGGGTTGGCAGCGAGGACTGTGCCCAGCCCTTCCGGCCCCAGCGCGCGTTCGCGGTGCAGGAGCTGGTCGAGCGTGTCGCCCTGGCGCGCGTGAACGACGTCGGCCATCAGATCAGCTCGACCGTGGTGCGGGTGCTGCCGAGGATGTCGCGGATGGCGTGGACGGCATCGCGGCGTAGTTCGCCGATCGACAGATCGAGCGCGGAGGCATCGCGATCGCCGGCGGCCGTGGTGTCGAGATCCCGGTGCCGCTCGATCAGTTCGAGCTTGGTGAGCGCGCCGACCGCGCGGCGGAAGGAGATGACCAGGCGGCTTTCCCCGTCGAACTTGCGCGCGGGAACGTCCGCCAGCGAGGCATGGCCGGCAGCGGTCTGCTGCATCGCCCAGACGCCGAGCTGATTGTCGACGGAGATCAGCGCTTCAAGGATGGCAGCGCGCAGCCGTTCGGGCGTGACTTTGGCGATGTCGCCCAGGCGGTGTTCGCGGCGCAGCTGGGCGGGATCGATGGCAGGGTACCAGTCGTCGTCGATCACCGTCTCGACGGTGACGACCGGATCCGGAACGACCGAGCTGATGCAGCCGAAGCCGTTCATACCAGCAGCCGCGCGAGACAGGCCGCGCCGATGATGAAGATGACCAGGCCGATGGCACCCAAGGCAGCGCAAAGAACCCGCGCGCCTCCGTCGAAGACCTCACGACCGCAGGCGACGCCAGCGGCGCCGTACAGCGTGAGCGTCGCACCGCCAGCGGTGAACAGAAGGGCATGGAGCGCTAGACCAATGGTGACGGCGGGCGGCATCGTGGATCCTCGATAAATTCGGGGGTGGGGATCGGAGGAGCGCGGCCCTCAGCCCGAAGGCCCTCCCGCGTCTTGCGATCCGCCCCCGAGCGCCGGGGGGCGAGCTGGTTAGCCGGACGTGCCGGCGGAATCGGGTTGCGGCGTCGCGGCCTGGATGGCCTTCTCGACGCTGCGGATGGTGGTCTTTACGCCGACGCGGTCGTTCAGCTTCTGCGCGCCCTTGAGCGCAACAAGCGATCGACACAGCAGCGACAGCACGTCTGCATCGGTCCCGGCTTCGGCAGCCGCGCGCGCGGTGCGGTCCAGTTCGAAGCCAATCGCCTTCATCAGCTTGGCACGCACCTGGTCGTGCATGTCGACCTCGGCGGTGAGCAGCTCGATCTGTTCGAGGATGCCGAGATCGAAGGGTTCATCGGCGGCCTGCGCCTTGATCGCGGCTTCGGAGACTTCCTCGACGATCAGGGTCGCTGCATCGCGCTCGTAGCGCTGGGGCATCGGCACGTTGTGGCGCAGGACATGCTCAATCAGCGGCATCGCCGAGGCGAAGTCACCGACGTCGATCCGCCAGACCATGATGGTTGGCAGCACGTCACCGGATGCGCCGGCACCCGCCTGGGCAGCGCCGGTGAGCAGCCCTTGGATCCAGGCGTCGTATTCCGGCAGCATCTCGCGCTTGGCGGCGATCTTCAGCGAAATGCCCTTGATCTGTTTCAGTCGGCGTAGGTCGTGCGCCAAGCGCATCGCGATCTGGGCGGCGGCGGCGGTGGCTGCGCGGCTAGGAGGGGGAGCCACCGCCGGCGAACCGGCGGTGGCAGCGCCGCCCGAGGGAGCATGCGCGGTTTGTGCGGCCAGGATGCGTTCCTGGCGTCTGCGAGCGAGGCTCATTGCGCTGTTCCCTTGGGTGGCGATCTCGGGTGGGCAGCGGCCGATCAGGCCGCCTTCTTGCCCATCGTGATGTTTTCGAGCAGCGCGGCCTTGCCCATGTCCTCGACGACATAGGCGTGGTTGACGCTCTCGTAGTTCTCGATCTGGTCGCGCCTGGCGTTGTCCTCGATCTTGCGGCGCTCGGTGCCGATCTGTTCGTAGACCGACAGGTTGGCGAGCGTGGTGATCAGCATCGCGTTGCGCGGGAACTTGGGCACGCGCACCGCCTGCAGGCCGCCGATCTTCTTGGCCGATAGCAGCACGTCGCGGGCAAGCTGCTCGGTCCCCTTGTCGCCGGCAGCGTTGACGATCGAGAAATACTTGTCGTGGACCAGGTCTCGGCCGACGATCACCACCAGGTCGGTATCTTCCCGGTAGTTCTCGTGCAGCAGCTCGATGCCGTCGTAGACCAGCGCGTCGATGTTGACGTAGTCCACTTCGGTACCGACCTCGCCGTCGCCGACGTAGATCTTGCCCTTGGTGGTGACCACGCCCTGCGCGTCGCGAACCGCCGGCTCGATCTCACCTTCGTCCAGGACGCGCTCGGGCGCCTCGCGGCGGATATGCTCCAGCCACCCGATGTTGACGTCCTGCAGGAGCGGATACGCCTCCGGATCGGTGTCCTTGGCGACATGGGTGCCGTTGAACCCGATGGTGATGATGTCGATGCCCTTGGCGCTGACGATCGCGTCGCGCAGGAGCGTCTGGAAATTGGGCTGGTGCGCCCAGGCGTCGAGCGTCTCGTAGCGGACGAGGGTGTCGAAGTCGGTCTTCTCGCAGCGGTAATTCGCCTCGTCGAGATCGCCGGGATACTTGGGCTGGCGATCCTTGGCGCGGGTGTCGGTGCGGCTCGCGATCGTACCCTTCACGCCCACGCCGACCTTCGAACCTTCCTGCGCAACCACCGGAATGATGTTGATGCGGCTAAGGAAGTCGCTGGTCAGCTTCAGCTTCGCGCGCAGCGTCTGCGCGATGGACGGGGTGACCGTGAACTCACGGCTCGGGTCGGTGATGCCGTTCAGCTTGCCGATCTGGGCAGTGTAGGCGTCGAACTTCAGGCGGGTTTCGTTCAGCATGGGAGTACCTCGGAGGACGGGGAGCGGTGGGGGAGGGGGCGGATCAGCAGTCGGTCAGCTGCTCGTCCGACGCACCGGTCGCGGGCGGGCGCGAGAACTGCTGCGGTGCCGGCGTCTGTTCGAGCTTCTTCTCGATCGCCGCGAAGCGCGCGTCGGAGGCGGCCTGGGCATCGACCAGCGGCTTGATTGCGGTGGTGAGCTGGTCACCGATGGCGGTCGCCAGCGCGCTGAAGTCGTTGTCGTTCGCCGGGGTCTTGGGCTCCGGCTTCGGCTCGGGCTTGGGTTCCGGCTCGGACTTGGTGAAGCCCAGCGAGGCGAACGCGCTGGTGACGCCGTCCTTGATCAGGGTGGCGAGGGTCTTGGGGTCAACCGGTGCGGCCTCGAACTCCAGAACGGGTGCTTCATCGCCAACGGCGAACACCGTGCCTGGGGCATGCCGGGAGAACTTCAGCGCCTCGGTGCCGATGCTGGCGGGGCGATCGGTGAAGGCGAGGCCGATCATGCCAACCTTGCCGGTGCCGGCGTAGCTGTCGGTCAGCTCGACCGAGGGGAACGGCTTCTGGTCGCGCTTGACGAGATCGACCAGCTGGGCGTTGCCGTCGACCTGGGCGTACAGCGCGCGGCGGGTCACGTCCTTGCCGTCGATGGTCAGGGTGACGTCCTCGGCCTTGACCGCGACCACACTGCCATATCCGTTGAACGGCGGCTCAGGGCTGTAGCCCGAGAGATGCTCGACGTTGATGCGCGGGGTGTAGGTTTCGGCGTTGAAGGTCGCGACGATCTCGTGGATCATCGCAGCGGTGATGGTGCGGCCGTCGCTGATCGTGTTGCCTTCGACGAAAGCGCGGAAGAACTTGCTCTTGGTGCCCATGGCGGTGCGGTCCTCGGGATCGGTTCGATGCTGCCGGTGCATCGCCACCGGTCTGGAAGCCCGAACAGGGACCTAAGGCGGGCCGCTTCTCAAGCGCGCGCAATCGTAGAGACGCACTCTACGATTGCCGGGGCTCCGTTCGGGCGATCAGGCGTGGCTAGGCTCGCGCCACCATGTCGATCCTCGCCAATCCGCTTGCCCTGCATGCCGACCCGCTGACTCTGCCGGTCGAGGACCGCCGGCGCGCGGCGCGCAGCCTGTATTGGCGCGGATGGGAGGTGACGCAGATCTCGGACGAGCTGCAGGTCGCTCGCACCACCGTCCAGTCGTGGAAGGATCGCGGCAAGTGGGACGACGTGCCCAGCATCCGCCGCCTTGAGGACTGCCTCGAAGCGCGCTGGATGGTGCTGATCGCCAAAGAAAAGAAAACCGGCGAGGATTACAAGGAGATCGACCTGCTCGGCCGGCAGGTCGCCGCGCTTGCGAAGGTGCGCCGCTACGAGGAACCGGGCGGGCACGAAGGCGACCTGAACGAGCGCGTCGCCAACCGGAACAGGGGCGAGCGCAAGCCCAAGGCGAAGCCGAACCACTTCACCGCCGAGCAGGCGGAGAAGCTGAAGGAAATCTTCCTCAAGCAGTTGTTCGGGTACCAGGAGACGTGGTGGGCGAACCTGTCCCGCCGCACGCGGATGATCCTGAAGTCGCGCCAGATCGGGGCGACCTATTATTTCGCGTTCGAGGCGTTGATCGACGCGATCGAGAGCGGCCGCAACCAGATCTTCCTGTCAGCGTCGAAGGCGCAGGCGCACCAGTTCCGCAACTACATCATCGGCTTTGCCAAACTGGTCGACGTCGACCTGAAGGGCGACCCGATGCTGATCACCAGCGCGCTACGCCCCGAGGGCGAGGCCGCGGCCGAGCTGCACTTCCTGGGCACCAACTTCCGCACCGCGCAGGGCCGCTCGGGCAACTTCTATTTCGACGAGTTCTTCTGGGTCCACGGATTCGAGGAGCTGAACAAGGTCGCCTTGGGCATGGCGACCCACAAGCACTGGCGGAAGACCTACTTCTCGACGCCGTCGACCGTGGCGCACCCGGCCTATCCGTACTGGACCGGCGAGCGCCGCAACCGCCGACGCAAGAAAGAGGACCGGATCGAGATCGACGTCGGCCATGCCGCGCTGAAGGATGGCAAGCTGTGCGAGGACAGTGTCTGGCGGCAGATCGTCACGGTGCAGGACGCGATCGACAAGGGCTTCGACCTGGTCGACCTGGACGAGCTGCAGGACGAATATGCCGAGGACGAGTTCGCCAACCTGTTCGGGTGCGTGTTCGTCGACGACAGCCTGTCGGCGTTCCGCTTCAACGACCTG